TTGCTACGTGAATTTGTGTGCCAGAAGGGATTTGATTCAGATGGATAAAATTCATTAGACGTGTATCTACTAGGGGACGTGTAGGATAATTTAATACATATGCGGTTTTATCCATACGCTGGTCGTAATTAGTAGCATATACTCCCATAGCCTGCTTACCCATAGCACATTGATAAGTATTTCTAGGGGCTTGATTATGTTCTGGGTAAGGAACACAAGAAGCCAATACTCCAAATATGGTGCTAGGATGGATTTCACAATGTGTATATTGGAAGTATGCGTTGATGTCTTGTATATAGTTATTTTTGCTTTTCATTGCGATCATAGAGAAATTCTGTTCTTCGGGGTCAATATATTCAATGACAGATTCCTCCAATTTACAATTAGTCAATAGGTCATTCCAAGATAATTCTTTGGTTGTAAGTCGGTTAATAATATCGTTTGTAATTAACACCTTATTATTTTTGACTCGTAAAACTGGGCGTGTAAGCCTTCCACTTTCATTACATATACGAATTTCAAGAGTGTTATAATTAAAGATAATAGACGTATAAATATTGATAATGCCTTTGAACTTTTTTTCTTTCATGTCATTATATAATGCGATTGGGTCAGGAGCAGTTCCAATCCAACAACCATTAATAAATACTTTGACTTTCCCGAGCATATCGTTTGGATCAATATTATTAACCGAATTGATATAGGGTTCTACGTATTCATATAAAGCCGCACTATTTGTAGGTATGGTAATATGTGCCATATAACTGATATTTTTGACGATACCAATAGATTGACCTTCTGGTGTTTCGGCAGGACACAAAAACCCCCAAGTGGTATTGTGTAGTTTTCTGGGAGCAATTAACTCACCACTTTTTTCAAGAGGCGTATTAATTCTACGTAAATGACTTAAACTAGATACATATGTAAGTCTATTTAACACTTGTGCTACACCAACTTTGCTACTATTTGATTGTTTAATACTAAAATCACCAGTAGATAACGCGCGATTAATTCCATTTTCAATCGTAGTTGATTTCATAATTTTATAAATATTTGTGGTATTGATGATATTTTGATAGTCATCCATAGAACGCCAAGACCCATTGTTAATCTCACGAACAACTTGTTTTTGCATTTCTTTTACAAGTTTATTGAAATAGTTTCTGAATAGATTGTTTAACAAAGTTCCGGTTAATTCAATACGCTTATTTGTGTATGAATCTCGGTCATCTTCTTTAAACAAGCCAAGGCTGGTCTTAATTAGTTTCTGGGCCATATATCCAAGTAAGTATATTTTTTGACTTACAGTTTGACAATGAGGAAACAAATCAGATTCCAAAACTTCCTTTGCGAATTCTTGCTTTTTACGTTGTCCGGTTTCTTTGTCCATATTTATTGGTGTATATGCGGCGTATGTAGTAATATGTTCCATCGCACTTTCTTGTGTCATGTATTTATTACCGTCAATAACCGATGCTTGTAGGAACTTAACTACATCTTGTGAATTGGGGTCATTAATATCAAGACAAATATGTTCGCAAATATCCTTGTCGGTCATAACCCCCAATGCCCGGAATACCGCAAATAATTCAATGGGTTGTTTAATACGCGGAATAGATATATATATGCCATTACCAAATCCGTTATTTTTACTTGCAATCATCATTTCAATTTGCTTGGGAGAAATACATTTATAATCGGGTACAGATTTAATCTCAGCCGTCCAAATCCATTTGGTTGTATTCTTACCATCAAAACAATAGATTCTATTTTCGGCGGCTCGTTCCTGTCCTAGCACAGTTTTTTCGGAACCCTTAATAATAAAGTATCCACCACAGTCCATAGAGCATTCTCCGGATTGCTGATGGCTAATATGCGGGTTTTGGGTAAGGACACAAATAGAAGACTTTAACATAATAGGTAACTTGCCAATATTAATTTTAGGTATAATTTTTTCAATTGTCTTAGGAGTATCCATATTCTCAGTGTTACGTATCACATACTTAATGTTAATATCAACAGTCATGGTTGAAGCATATGTAAAATTTCTTAATTTCGCTTCTTGAGGTAACATAGTCTTAGTGGCTCCATTATTTTCATGAATTTGAGGAGGATACAATTTGAAGTTTGTAAAATTAATGAATACTTCGAGGAAATACTTATCCTTACTTTCATTATAGTCATGGTCGGAACGAATCACTACTGGGTTAAACATTTGAATAGTTTTCTGTATTTGAAAATTTACAAAATTATTATACGATTCTAATTGGTGTCTAACCAAACGTTCGAGATGCTTGCCATCAAAATAAGATTCAATCAGATTATATGGTTCTTCGGTGTAATCTCCCAGATGTTCTAGTAATTTAGATTCATCCGGCGTGATCTTTGAAATCATTTGTTTAATTTTTTGATTGACTTGTTCGTTTTCTGCTTCAATTATAGCTTTGATATTGGCACTTTCATCCGACACGCTGCACGATTTAAGCGTATCACATAAGGTATCCATCGTTTGTGGATTATTTGAAGATATGGAGGATTCGAAGTTGCACTTCATTATTGTGGAAATTATCTATATAATTACAACGATGAGGATTTCAATTTTTTATTTGATTGAAGTAAAGAATATAGATATTACAAGGTATAGTGTACAAATGACTGATAAGAAATATACAAATTTCATAAACTTTATAGATAACTATTCTATTAATGAAAGCATAGTTACTGCTGAATATGAAGTATTAAGACAAACGATACGAGAAAATTATAATAATATGAATATACAAGATGTACCTAGAATCAATTGCAATTACAAATCGATAAACAGTAATACATATGTTAATCCGGTATTTTCAATGAATCCAGTTAAAAGTAGACATGTGAATGAACCGAGTAATATGGATATCTCTTTAAATAATGATACTTTACCAAATAATATTATTCTAAAAAAAACGAAGGAAGAAACGATTGATGTAGAGATAAATACAATAGAAGATTTAATTTGTATACTGGATACACACGAATATAAAGAAGATACAGAATATAATATTGACTTGGAATCTCTCCATAAGATTAAGGGCGAACTCGTTATGTTAAATAAAATGGTTGGGTTATCATCATTAAAGCAATCAATATTGGACCAATTGTTATATTTTATACAAGGATTGCATAATAGTGCGTCTGGTGGGGATTATAAACACACCGTTATATACGGCCCGCCCGGTACAGGTAAAACCGAAATCGCAAAAATAATTGGAACCATGTATTCTAAAATGGGGTTTTTAAAAAATAATACATTTAAGAAGATTACTCGCAGTGATTTAATCGCAGGGTATCTAGGTCAAACTGCTATCAAGACAAAAAAAATAATAGATGAAAGTCTGGGTGGCGTTTTATTTATTGATGAAGCATACTCATTAGCAAGTCGAGAACATGAGGATTCGTTTTCAAAAGAGTGTTTGGATACATTGTGTGAATCACTTAGCGATCATAAAGATGAATTAATGGTAATTATAGCTGGGTATGAAGACGAATTAAATAATACATTTTTTAAAGCAAATCAAGGATTGAAATCGAGATTTATATGGCGATTTTCAATAGATACATATACTCCAAAAGAATTAATGACGATATTTAAACGAAAGGTAGAAGTATCGGATTGGGAATTTATAGATGATAGTATATTAAATGAGAAGTGGTTTCACACGAATAAAGAACACCTTACAAGTTATGGAAGGGATATAGAAATATTATTGACATATGTAAAAATATGTCACGGACGACGTATATATGGTAAACATAAAGATGTTCGAAAGAAAATCACAAGAAAAGACCTAGACACTGGATTGGAATTACTGTTAGCAAACAAGGAACATAAAGAAAAATTGTTTATTTCAACTTTATATGTGTAACAAATATAGTTTAGGAATTATAATATTAGTTATGACTGGATATTTCTTTTCGTATTAGTAATTATACTAAAACGAAATTATAGATGAGTGATAAGAAAATACTATCAATAAATATGGATGAATTTTCATATTCAAATAATAAAACTAAAAAAACTCAACCTAAAAAAAACCCCCAAGACAAAATACGGGTAAAAAATCCAGCCAATAAAAAACAACAAACTCTTCGAAAACAATCACTATTGAATATGATACGAAAACAACAAGAAGATAGATATAAACGACTATACTCCAATAACCAGCCACCGACCCAGTCAAAACAATCCCCTCCACAAGAACAAAATAAAAATGTTGATAAATTCAATGCTGATTTTGATAATTCTTCTCGTGCTTATTTGGATAGACTGATAAAGAAACACGAAACAAATGTTCCCAAGAACACTACATTAAGGAGATACCCGACAAATGAACCACCACATATAACACAACAACCGATAGTTCATACTATGAATACAACTCCTAAGTATGGTTGTTTGAAGAATGGGAATCTACCAACGTATAGGAATTACCTTAATAAAACTCAAAATAATCGTCCGTCAATTCAAGTTGGTAGTAATGTACCATTAAATTCTAATATACCAAATGTCACTAATAATACCATCATCCCTCAACAATCACCAGTTTCCATATATGAAACGAATGAAAAAAATCCACATAGCATTATAGAGTCCCAAATTAATGATGGTATGAAAAAGATGAGTGAATTAAAACAACGGAATGATATGTTAAGTAAATTATCAAATAAACGACCCAAAAAGCTAAAACGGAAAAAGACTTTACGGAGAACTTATAAAGTTGGTCGGTCTTCAGTGGCCCCAAAAGTGTCTGTTTTAGTTTCAAATAAAACATTAAGAAACCGCGTTTCCACACAAAAACAGTTGTTAAAACAAACCCCTATACAAGATGTAAAAAAATATTTAATAAAGCACGGGTTAATACGTGTAGGGTCTACAACTCCTAATGATGTACTGCGTAAAATGTACGAGAGTTTATCATTAGTATGTGGAGAAATACATAATCATAACCCAGATACTTTACTTTATAATTATATTAATGGTAATGAATAAGATGATAATACATAATGTATATTATTACTGATGTAGGTAGTATGTAACACAGTTGTCCGCGCAACCCGCATATTATATTAAACGGATATAAACTATTATGATTGTATGTATGGTATTTTTGTTTTTCATTCCTAATAATATCTGGAGACGGTGACAATCGTTTGTTATATATTGGTATGTTATCGTCTGAATATTTTCGTATAAATATATCATTATCATCGATATCTAAGAAATTTTCATATTCGCTATCTTCGGCTTCCATAATAATTGAATATAGTTATTGAATTGTTACTTTTAGATTATTATAGTCGTTAAAATCAATTTTTACTATTGTGTATTTGTAAAAATTGTATTTAGTTTTCTGTAAATATATATACAACTGTAATTATGGTAACAAAAAAACTGTAAATAGAAATATTTAGGATGATATAATGTAGCAAAAATATATAATAAATGTCAATAGAACAACCAATAATAACAAAAGAACAACAAGATGAAATTACAGAGTACGTAAACGAATATAGGTCACGACACGGTTCTCCACCTTGGAAATGGGATGATTCCATTGCCAAATTCGCACAAGAATATTCATATTACCTGGTTAGTAATAATCTATTTCAACACAGTAACGACCAAAGATACGGAGAGAACTTAGCATACTTCCAGGGTCAAGGTAACAATATGATGGAATTAATAAAGAAGAGTATAGACTTATGGTACGATGAAATCAAATTATACAATTTTAACAATCCTGGATATTCTCCAGGAACCGGACATTTTACGTGTTTGGTATGGAAATCAACTACTACATTTGGTATGGGTTATTCATATAATCCCCAAACGCGAATAGTTGATGTGACTCAGAACACAGCTCCACCTGGAAACATAATAGGACAATTTCAAGAAAATGTATTACCACTTATAGATGGTGAACCAGAGCCGGAACCTGAGCCAGAACCTGAACCTGAACCAGAGCCGGAACCTGAACCAGAGCCGGAACCTGAACCAGAGCCGGAACCTGAGCCAGAACCTGAACCTGAACCAGAGCCGGAACCTGAGCCAGAACCTGAACCTGAACCAGAGCCGGAACCTGAGCCAGAACCTGAACCTGAACCAGAACCGGAGCCTGAGCCGGAGCCTGAGCCAGAACCAGAGCCAGAACCTGAACCTGAACCAGAACCTGAATATCCTGAAAATACATACATGGAGAATATATTCAAAATAAAAGAAATATTATATGGGCTGTATATGCTTTCAAATTATATTCGCTTGCGACGTAGTCCAACTATATTAATGGAAATGATAGAACAAATCGCATTGAAAATGACAACACTAGATAGAAATATAGTATCTAATTTGGATTATTTATTAAATCGTATGTATTTTTTACGATTTGCGATTAGACGAAGGCGTCGCCGATATGTATTATTGAACGTAATACGTGATATTATAATGATGCTTTACAATTACATACAATAAACTTTTATGAATAGATATAAATATAAATTGCAAGAACTATTAGTAATTATGAAAGCAGAAGCAACGAGTAATGTCAGTATATACACTGAATATTTTACGTTAACTGATAAGTATCGCCAAGAATATGGTAAAAAAATGGTAGTATTATTGCAAGTAGGTGCGTTTTTTGAAATATATGGTATTAAGACAGGTAATAATGAGATTAGTGGAAGTAGTATATCTGAAGTATGTGAGCTATGCCAACTAAATATGTCAGAAAAAAAGATAACATACAATAATGGTGCTGTATTGATGGCTGGATTCAGAGATTACACATTAGATAAATATATATCTCGTCTTACCGAATATGGTTATACAATTCCTGTATACATTCAGGAAAAAGAAGGAAAGGTGATAACTCGCATATTGGATAAGGTCTATTCCCCAGGCACATTAATTTCTTGTGAAACCGATAGTTCACCTATAATGACCAATAATATAATGTGTATATGGATGGAAACATACAAACCAGTCAAACGTAAGGGAAAAACAGCAACCAATATAAGAGATACAATAGTGTATGGCATATCAGTTATTAATATTTTTACTGGTAAATCGTATATTTTTCAATATGAAACTAGTTTTTATATGAATACAACAACATTTGATGAGCTAGAACGATATATATCGGTTTACTCTCCAAGTGAAATTATTATGGTAACCCCGTTTGATGACAATGATTTAAATAAAATAATTCAATATTCCGGTATCAATTCAAGTAGTATTCATAAGATAAGCAATGGAGAAGACATTTCCATTAATGTAAAACGTTGTAGCGAACAGAGATATATAAAACAACTATTAAGCATATTTTTTAAGGAAGATACATATGATGTATGCAATGAATTTCAAACAGATACAATAGCAACTCAGTCATTTTGTTATTTATTGAACTTTATACAAGAACATAATAATGAACTAGTTAAAAAAATATCAATTCCAGAATTCAATAACACAACGGATAGAATGATTCTGGCTAACCATACATTAAAGCAACTGAATATAATTGATGATAATATCATGGAAAGTAAGCAATATGGAAAATTGTCATCGGTTTTAACATTGTTGAATAAATGTTGTACTCCTATGGGTAAACGTAAGTTTCAATACAAATTGACAAATCCTGTATTTGATACTGAATGGTTAAATACTGAATATATGATGACCGAACTTATGTTAATGGAAGAAAATGCTGAGTTAGTCGTTCATTTCCGTGGAGAAATGAAACAAATTCGGGATATAGAAAAGATGTGTCGTCAATTAGTGGTAAAAAAAATATATCCTTCTTCTATTTATCAACTATATTACGGAGTCACCATAATACAACAGTTAAATGTATGTCTTTACGAATTACCTGATATGTGTGATTATTTGACAAAAGATATAATGGGGCTTCATTCTGGAACACAGCCAAATTTATATATCGAACAAGAAACCGAGACACTTCTTAATTTCCTAAGAACACATTTTGTAATAGACGATTGTAAAAACATATCATCTATGACAACGTTTCCTCAAAATATTATTCAACCAGGTATTTCAAGTGAATTGGATGAACTAATCGCTACTTACAATAAATCACAACAAGATTTCAATGATATTTTAAACTATTTGAATATGGTTATGAAGAAATATGAGAAAAAAACTGATGCTGATTATATAAAAATTCACGAAACTGAAAAGAGTGGTGCATTCTTACAGATAACTAATAAACGTTCCCAATTACTGAAATCTCATATGGAAATCTATGAGAAAGGTAAGTCTGACGAAACTGTGGTGGTTAAATCGAGCGAAATTTCATTTACAAAAACGTCAGCGAGTAATATGACTATTGAATTCCCAAGATTAAACACAATTATTAGGTGTATTTTTGATACAAAGGATAAAATAAATAATACAATATCCAAAGTGTATTTGGAGGTAATAACAACATTGACATACAACCATTTTGAAAATCTAGAGAGTTTATCAGAGTACGTCGCAAAATTAGACGTGATTATATGTAAGGCGTTTATTGCGAAGACTTATAATTACTGTAAGCCAGAAATTCACGAAAAGGCAGAAAAATCATATGTGAATGCGAATGACTTACGACATTGTTTAATCGAACATATTCAACAAAATGAATTATATGTGACAAATGACATATGTATTGGTGGTATGGAACCTGGAACAAAATGTAAAGATGGAATACTGTTATATGGAACAAACGCAGTAGGTAAAACAAGTCTAATTCGTGCTCTAGGAATATCAGTTATTATGGCTCAATCTGGGTTGTATGTCCCGTGTAGTTCGTTCAAATATAAACCTTATACAGCAATTTTTTCGCGTATTCTAGGAAATGACAATATATTCAAAGGATTATCTACGTTTGCTGTAGAAATGTCAGAATTGCGTGTAATTATGAAAATGGCAGATAAAGGAAGTTTGGTATTAGGAGATGAATTATGTTCTGGAACCGAAATGGAGTCGGCATTGAGTATATTTGTAGCTGGATTAAGTAAATTACATAAAAACAGGTCGTCTTTCATTTTTGCAACTCATTTTCACGAAATAATCGATTTTGATGAGGTTCGTTCATTGACGAATTTATATCCTTATCATATGGCAGTAACATTTGACCGTGAAGCTGACTTGCTTATTTATGACCGTAAATTACGTGAAGGGTCTGGTCCACGAACATATGGTCTTGAGGTATGTAAATCACTGTATTTGGAAGAAGAGTTTATGGAAGAGGCTTACAAGATAAGGAACAAATATTATCCAAATACTCGGGGTGAATTATCCAATGATAAAACACGATATAATAGTAAGAAGATACGCGGAAAATGTGAAATGTGTAATGAAAAAATGGGCGAAGAAATTCATCATATAAATCAACAGAAAGATGCTGATAAAAATGGGTTTATTGGAAGTTTCCATAAAAATCATTCAGCAAATTTGATGTCTATTTGTGAAAACTGTCACGATAACATTCATAATTCTGATAATGATGCTACCCTAGAAAATACGATGATTGTTCGTAGAAAAACAACGGATGGTTATATGTTAAAAGAAACAAAGAAGACGAGGCCTCCTGGTGTGAGTATATAAATACTCTTTACGTATATAATATAAAACTTCGTTATATATTATATAAATGTTAGTATATTATGTAATTCCTATTCTAATTTTACTATATACACCGATTAGAATAGAATCAAATTTCACTAACGAAACCGATTTAAATTCAAGAAAATTATTAACATCCACATATTTTACAACAGACTTGGATAATGTGATAACAACATCCGCCGACGATGTTCGGTCTATATTTGCAATAGATATAGATAACGATGGAGATATAGATGTGTTAATAGCATCAAATCGTGATGATACAGTTTCATGGTGGGAAAATAATGGGTCAGAAAGTTTTACCGAGCATGTTATTACCAGTGACGCCGACCAAGTTAGGTCTGTATTTGCGATAGATATAGATGATGATGGAGATATAGATGTGTTAATAGCCTCAAATAGAGATGATACAGTTTCTTGGTGGGAGAATAATGGGTCAGAAAGTTTTACCGAGAATGTTATTACCAGTGATGCCGACCAAGCTAGGTCTGTATTTGCGATAGATATAGATGGTGATGGAGATATAGATGTGTTAATAGCATCAAATAGAGATGATACAGTTTCTTGGTGGGAGAATAATGGGTCAGAGAGTTTTACCGAGCATGTCATTAGTAGTTCTCTTAACGGTGCTCGTTATGTATCAGCAGCAGATATAAATGGAGACGGAGACATTGATATATTAACTGCAGCATATACAGATGACACATTTTCTTGGTGGGAAAATAATGGGTCAGAGAGTTTTACCGAGCGTGTGATTACTAGTAGTGCTGATGGTGCTACAAAAATAATAGCAATAGACATAGATGGAGACGGAGACACGGATATGGTAACCGCATCTCATATAGACAATACAGTTTCTTGGTGGGAGAACAATGGTTCCGAAAGTTTTACCGAACACGTTATTACAAGCAATTCTATGGGGGTGTCCGATATAATTGCGATAGATATAGATAACGATGGAGATATTGATATTATATCATCGATGTTTGATGATGATACTGTTTCGTGGTGGGAAAATAACGGTTTAGAAACATTTACAGAGTATACAATTACAACAGGGGCAACGGGAGTATCAAGCATATTTGCTATAGATATTGATGGAGATAACAATATAGATATAATTTTGGGCGCTTCCACGATTGATACGGTAACTTGGTGGAGGCAAATACCTCCACCTACAGGACAACCAACTAGTCAACCATCCAGACAACCCAGTAGTATCCCATCAGGACAACCGAGCTCACAACCTTCTTCTCAACCAACCGAGCAACCTAGTAGTAAGCCATCAGGACAACCAACCGGACAACCAAGTTCACTACCTTCTTCTCAACCAACCGAGAAACCCAGCGGTAAGCCATCAGGACAACCGAGTTCACTACCTTCTTCTCAACCAACCAATCAACCTAGTAGTAAGCCATCAGGACAACCAAGCTTAGAACCATCTTCTCAACCAACCGGACAACCCAGTAGTAAGCCATCGGGACAACCGAGCTCACAACCATCTTCTCAACCAACCGGACAACCCAGTAGTAAGCCATCAGGACAACCGAGCTCACAACCATCTTCTCAACCAACCAGACAACCCAGTAGTAAGCCATCTTCTCAACCAACCAGACAACCCAGTAGTACACCATCTTCTCAACCGAGCTCACAGCCATCTTCTCAACCAACCGGACAACCGAGTAGTACGCCATCTTCTCAACCAACCGGACAACCCAGTAGTAAGCCATCGGGACAACCGAGCTCACAACCATCTTCTCAACCAACCCGACAACCGAGTTCACAACCATCTTTTCAACCAACCAGACAACCGAGTTCACAACCGTCTTCTCAACCAACCGGACAACCCAGTAGTAAGCCATCGGAACAACCGAGCTCACAACCATCTTCTCAACCAACCGGACAACCGAGTTCAAGACCGTCTTCTCAACCAACCGGACAACCTAGTAGTAAGCCATCCGGACAACCGAGCTCACAACCATCTTCTCAACCAACCAGACAACCCAGTAGTAAGCCATCAGGACAACCGAGTGCACAACCATCAAGACAACCGACAGGACAACCGAGCTCACAACCATCTTCTCAA